AATCCAGGCTGTCAGCCGGCGCATCTCTTTATGTCTGTAGCGGACTGAACAGAAAGAAGGAAGGCAGACAGGCTGGCCGGATCTTTATCCTGTGCAGAATTCGCTGGCAGAGTCTGCCCGATTGATCAGACATAAAAACAGACCGCCGCTGGCAGGGATGATGCACCCTGCCGCGGCGGCCTGTTACTTCTATTCATTACGTAAAATCATTAGTCTCGTCATTATGGAAACTATCTAGGAACAACGAATCCCTTTCCCAGAGCATCGTCCGGATCGATGAACCATGTTGCTTCTCCGCAGAGGTAAGCAGCTCCTCTTACCTGAGGAATTACTGCATCATAGTCAGCGACCTTGGTCTCTTCCTTGATGGTTCCGTAGAATTTGGTTCCGATGAAGGACTCGTAAACGAATTCTTTGCCAACCGGGAGCTCTCCGAGAGCGTGGAGCAGGGACAGCTTAGCGGATGTTCCTGTTCCGCACGGGCTTCTGTCGAGCTGCGGATCGTTCGGGTCACCGAATACAACCAGGTTGCGCAGGTCTGCGTCTGGTGTATCTGTGGTGGAGTAGTTCTCAACCAGGTCTACTGTTGTGATATCCAGTTCAGGATGCTGGATTTCTACTGTCTTGTTGACTTCATTCAGCATGAAGCTGGAGAACTTGGTCAGGAACGGAGCTGTCTCCGGGCTTACCTTGATGCCGAAGTTCTTCTCTGTATCAACCATTGCGAAGAAGGAACCGCCGAAGCAGATATCATAGACAACGTCTTTTCCTTCATATGTTGTGTGCAGATCCTTCTTATAGCGGAATGCCGGAACGTTCGTCAGTGTTACGCCTGTAACCTTGCCGTTCTTAACGTCGGCAACTGTTCTGATCAGTCCTGCAGGAGCTTCCAGAACAACCTCTGTCTGAGGCTCTTTCATCTCCATCAGTCCGCCTTCCAGGATTGCTGTGACTGTTCCGATGGTGCAGTGTCCGCACATGTTCAGATAGCCGCCGCCGTCCATGAAGAATACACCGAAATCAGCTTCCGGGTTGCATGGCTCGGTGATGAAAGAACCGAACATGTCATGATGCCCTCTAGGCTCAAACATCAGTGCTGTTCTCAGGTAGTCATAATGCTCTTCCAGATAGTGCTTTCTTTCGATCATTGTCTTGCCTTCTGTCTCCGGGCAGTCGATCGCAACACGGCAGTACTCACCCTCTGTATGAGCCTCGATTGTTCTGATATGGTCTACATACTTGGAATAGTCAATCTTCGGTGTTAATTTCATCTTTCTTACCTCCTTGCGCGATTGTTTTTCAACCGTAATCTCTGTTAAAACTATAACGTAGAAAATGGATAAAGTCAATACAGAAAACTCTAATAAAAAGAATCATTGATACTTGACATTTCAGCATTTTCGTGAAAGAGACAAGTATGTGTTATGTACTGTGTTCTAGTCCTGTTTTTTTATTATTTTCTGTGTGAATCGGACAAAAAACAATGAAGCAAGAAGCCTGTTCCTGTTTGTGTATAGAGAAAAACAATCGGAAAGGCGTCTGGAAAGCACGGGAAAACAAAGAAAAAGGACAGCAGCTTTTGTTCGCTCATACGTGTAAAAAATGACCAGTTAAGGGAACACTTTATCTTTGCGAAGTGTTGTATGCAGTATGCAAGAATAGGCGAGCTGGGAAGAAAAATTGACAGCTGCTGCGGACTTGTCCTGTATCCTTTGTCAGATCGGGGGCCTTATGGTTTTACATAAGGTTTACAGGACTGCGGTAGAAGCATAATTCTGTATACAGTCAGCCTCAAGGACGGAAAGATCACCCTGCAGATTTCCAGCAATAAGTCCATGAAGGGCGCAAAAACATATAAGGCAGCGCAGACAGCGGTTGCGGATGAGAAGGATGACAGCGGAAATACATATACATCCAATAAGGTAACCGTGTCCGGACTGAAAGAGGGAACAACCTACTATTACCGCTATGAGCCGGAAGACGGAGAGTATTCTTCGGTACGTTCTCATACCGTAGAACCGTCAAAATCTTTCTCCTTTGCCTTTGTCGGCGACCCGCAGATCGGTTCTTCCAATGAACTGAAGGGTCAGGACAGCAAGGAATTCTACGATGCTCAGTCCAATGCAGTAATGAATGACTCCTTCAACTGGTCGGTTACGCTGAATCAGATCCAGAAGAGAACGAACGGAAAGACTGCATTCATCATGTCTGCAGGAGACCAGATTCAGACGACAAAGGCAAAGTCCCCGAACAAGCTGGGGTCCAAGAATGAGATTGAGTATGCCGGATATCTCGCACCGAAGACACTGCAGTCCGTTTCTGTTGCGACAACGGTAGGAAATCACGATGCGGACAACCCGAACTACACCTATCATTTCAACCGCGCAAATGCAAGCAGTCTCGGTTCCAACGGAGTAACCGGCGGCGAAACACCGTGCAAAAAAGTGATACAGGAAATTGTAGAGGGTGTCCGGGGAAAAGTTAACAGGTTCAAGGGCTCTTTTTTATATCTGAAAAAGGGTGGGTGTAAATTTGCCGTGTGAATACAGAAAATTTTGAATGAAAATACGATAGCGGTGTGCAGGAGAGAGGTCAAAAAGAAAAAATGAAAATGCTAAAAATCAACGTTTCATAGGTGCATTGTATCATTTAAGTATATACGGGTAACGGAGAAACACCGTACAAAAAAGTGATACAGGCAGCGTGATTCGTATTGGTCGCTTTAACGTTGTCACATTAAGAGAATACTGTAAATAAGCCGTTCCCGTGTGCCGAGGTGTATGCAGGGATTTTTTTATGTCCGGACATATCCGCAGCGGAGGATCTGTCACTTCTTCAGACGTCTGAGTGGCGGTGTGCATCTGCCACTGCTCTGTATATACTCAAACGATTGCTCTATAAAGTTATAGCGAAATCTACACATATAACGATTTATCAGATGTTCATTTCTTAAGGATCAGTAGTCCTCAGAAGCCCTCTTTCTGCTTGACTTTCAGGCTGTCCGGAGTGATGAATGACAGTGCGGTAACGGATGACCCCTAAAGGGATTGCCACGCCGGAAAGATACTTTTTAACAGTTGACAGGAACCGGATGGCATGTATGCAGTCGGAAGAATACAGGGAACGGAGGTACCAGGAATGGATGATAAGCAGAAACAGAAGGTGGCAGTGCTTAGGGCGAACGGATGCGGCTACCGCACTATCGCAGGAAAGCTCGGTATCAGTGCGAACACGGTGAAGTCCTACTGTCGGAGGAACGGCCTCGGCGGAGTGGCGGTGCCGAAGAGGAAGGTTCCGCAGTTTAGCGGAGAAGTAACGACCTGTCGGAACTGCGGGACAGAGATCCGCCAGGTCGCAAAATGCAAGAAAAGGATATTCTGCTGCGATAAATGCAGGAACGAGTGGTGGAACCTCTACCTGGACTTGGTGGACAGGAGAGCCGTCCGTACCCAGATTTGCCCGGTCTGCGGCGGGGAATTTGAAGTCTATGGCAGCGCACCGAGGAAGTACTGCTCGCATGAGTGTTATCAAATGGTCAGATCTATATAAGATAAATCCTTTTGAGCTGGATACTACAAAGGATGCAGTGTTCGTAAACGCATATTCTGGTAACATGACAGCCGTTATAACTGGAATGCTTACCTTGAAGTTAAAGCTACAGGTGCTACAGGATACAAGGAACCGGACACAAAGTATGTAAGACTTCATTTCAATAAGGATGCTGCTTTTACATTAGATTCTGAGACTCAATCTCTTCATACTGGTGAGTCTGTTCAGATCACCACTAAGAGCGCATCTGCCGTAACTGGTGCAACATTTACTTATAGGTCATACAACCCGGCTGTTGCTACTGTCAGTGACACTGGTGTTATCAAGGCTGTAGGCGAGGGATCAACAACAGTAGACGTTAACCTATGCTGGTTCTACTAAGTCTATAGCAGTTACAGTAACAAACTACGAAAACGGTAATGGTTCTGTATCTACTCCTGCAAAGGTTACCGGGATTAAGGTAGCTAATGTAAAGGGTGGCAAGGTCAAGGTTACCTGGACTGCAGCTGATGATTCTAACGTTAAGTACTACGTAAAGAAGAATGTGTCAGGAAAGAGCGCAGGAAAGTCTGTAGGATCTAACGGAACCACACTTTCTGTAAAGAAGGGTGCTACTGTAAAGGTTAAGGTAAAGGCATATGTATACGACAACGCTGGTACGAAGCTTGTTGGTGCATACTCCGCTACAGTTACCAAGAAAACTGACAACAAGTAAGCCCAATCATTCGATTATTCTAATAATTTGACACGAAAGTGTTTAACACCCGGGGCTCCCTGTAACAGCCCCACGGATCATATTAACACGGATCCCGTTCGCATTATCCGGTCACACGGATATCTCCCATGCGGGCGGGATTTATTTTACAGTATTTATATTTGGTATGCGAATACCAAAAATAGGTTGACATATATACACAAGTCTGCTATTATCTTTATAGAAACAAGGAGAGGATGGATAGGGGGTTGTTATGGACCGAATGTTAAAAGATAATACAAAGACGTACTTGAGGACTCTAAGAGTGTATATGGATGCTGATTCATACTTGACGGCACTGTTGCTCACCGATGAAGTGACTCAGTCATTGCCGGATAAGATTGCATCTCCAGATGAGCTCTATACGGTATTACTTCGGAAAGCAGATGAGTTAGGCGTAAGAAATCCTTTTCCCGATAAAAAGGCATTCAGTGGTTTCTTTAAATTAAGAACTGACATCGGCCCGTTCGACTGGGGATCATTGCTCAAGGCCTGCATGGATGAAACGCTTATGCCGGTTCTTCCGATACCTCTTATCGAACTATTGATGAATGGCTTCGATAATTCACCTAAGACTGTTCTTATTGCAGAGGCAGAAAAATTTTCACCATGCTTATCAACTATCCTTGACGAGCATCCGAATACGCATTTTGTCCTGACGACGCAGTCAATTAATTATCAGAAAGTCTTATCACGTATTGTGAAGGATCATGAGAATGCAGAGCTGTTACTTGCAGATATATACAAGTACAATTTTGTAGATCAGCGTTTTGATTTAATCTTGTCTAATCCCATATTCGGAAGCCGGGTTCTTGAAGAGGATTCCAGGTTTATCTCTAAAAAAAGAGAGTTTATCGCTCTTGAGAATCTTTCACTGCATTTGAATAGCGGCGGACTTCTTGAGATAGTTCTTCCGGCAGGAGTAGCTTTCTCATATGGAAAGGGAACTGATTTACGGCATTTCATACAGGAAAACTATTCATTGCGTGAGATCTCGGAGTTGCCGATAGGTACATTCCGTAATGCGGGTATTCGAACCTATCTGATCAAGGTAGAAAACACCAGGCCAAGTGAAGACGAGGACATAGATGTCAAAAGGTATGTAGCTAGCGGGCAAAAAACACGCCGCGAAGATATCAAAAAGCTTGACGTAGAGGACGATACCTTTGTGATGCTTTCGGAACTCGAAGAGCAGGATAGTTGGAATGTAGATCGAATATTCGCAAAGCAGGACGAAGATTTCATCGCATTTCAAAACTCGAAAGTGAGGAAAGAACTGCTGGGAAATGTAGCGGAAATTTTTCGGGGTAAATCTGTTAGAGGAAAAGATCCAGATGGCAATATTGGAGTGGTAAATATCTCTAATATCGGAGATTATCAGATCGATTATGATGGTCTTGAAAAGATGTCTCTTGATGAGAGAAAAGCTGCTACATATATCCTTAAGGATGGAGACGTTCTCATTCCGGCAAGAGGTACAGCGATCCGTACAGCCGTTTTCACTCAGCAGACATATCCTTGCATTGCATCATCAAACCTGATTGTGATCCGTCCGAATAGAGAGCTTCTGAATAGTACGTACCTCAAGATTTTCCTTGACAGCCCGATTGGTGAGAAGCTTCTTGATAGTTCGCAGCAGGGGCAGTTTACGATGAATATCAGTTATAAGGATTTGAAAGCGCTTGAGATTCCTCTTCCACCGATTGATGAGCAAAATAACAAGGCGGGAGAATATATGGGCGAGCTGGAACAGTACAAAGAGGCCGTACAGAAAGCACAGAAGCGTTGGGAAGGTGTGCTTACGAAATTACAGAGCTTTTAATAGAGGAGATATATGATAGGAACAATAATTGGAGATACAGTTGGCTCCCGCTTTGAACGACATAATCATCGAAGCAAAGAGTTCAACTTTCTTACATACAAGTGTAGTCTTACCGATGACAGTATTATGACACTAGCCATTGCCAAGGCTGTACTGGAAGCAAAAGAAAACAAAGGTGATCTGTCGGAACTGGCGGTGAAGTATATGCAGCAACTCGGCAGGTGTTATCCTAATGCGGGATACGGAGAATTGTTTAGCAGATGGATCGAATCAAATAATCCAAAGCCGTATGATAGTTTCGGGAACGGGGCAGCAATGAGAGTGTCACCTGTAGGGTTTGCAGCTAGAAACTTGGATGAGGCAAAGTCCATGTCCAGGGCAGTCACCGAGGTCACGCATAATCATCCGGAAGGGATCAAAGGCGCAGAGGCCACGGTAGTAGCTATTAATATGGCATTGCATGGAAAAAACCAGCTGGAGATCAGAGATTATATCGATAGGGAATACTATCCGATGAACTTTACCTTGGATAGTATCAGAGACACTTACCTGTTTGATGCGACCTGCCAAGGCACGGTTCCACAGGCTATCGTGGCATTTCTTGAGTCTACTGGTTTTGAAGATGCAATCAGGAATGCTGTTTCGATTGGAGGGGACAGCGATACGATTGCTGCGATTACTGGAGGTATTGCGGAAGCATACTACGGTGTACCATCAGAACTCAGGAAGCATGCACTGACCTTTCTGGATAAAAAGCAGCTTACTATTTTAGTGGAGTTTGAGAACCAGTATCAGCCGAATATGGAGAAAAAAGTAGGACAGGATATCAGTGTATCGATAGAACGAAAGTCCGATATTCATGTAAAGAAAGGTTCTCGGGAGGAAATGATGGAAGAAGCAGTAAATGCAGCAGACAAAGATGAGAAGAATGCAGAAGTAAACTCTGAGGAGACTTCGAGCCAGCAGCTGTATAATTTCCTGTATGAGGATTGTAATATTCTGCGTGGGCCGATCAATCAGGATGAGTACAAATCATATGTGACACCGATTCTTTTCTTTAAGCGAATCTCCGATGTCTATGATGAAGAGCATGAGAAAGCCTTGATTGAGTCTGGTGGCGATGAAGAATATGCCAGCTTCGATGAGAATTACAGCTTTGTTATACCAAAAGGCTGTCACTGGAATGATGTACGAAATGTCAGTCAGAATGTAGGACAGGCAATCGTAAATGCCATGACGGGGATAGAACGTGCGAATCCCGAATATCTCTCTGGTGTATTCTCAAGCTTCGATGATGCTACCTGGACAGATAAGAACAAGCTCGATGATGCGCGTCTTAAGAACCTGATCGAGCATATGTCGGAACTTAAGGTGGGAAATAACAACTATTCCGCTGATGTAATGGGTGATGCCTACGAATATCTGATCAAGAAGTTTGCAGATCTCTCCAAAAAGAATGCTGGAGAGTTCTATACACCACGTACAGTCGTAAAATTGATGGTGATGCTCCTTGATCCGCAGCCGGGGGAATCTGTATACGATCCTGCAGCGGGTACGGGTGGAATGCTAATCGAGGCAATTCGACACATCAATAATGACCATCTGACCTATGGAAAAATTTATGGTCAGGAGAAGAACCTCTCTACTTCTGCTATCGCGAGAATGAATTTGTTCTTGCATGGTGCCAGGGAGTTCAAGATTGCTCAGGGAGATACCCTGACTGATCCAAGTTTTATCGAGGGCGATCATCTGAAGACCTTTGACTGCGTTTTAGCGAATCCACCGTTCTCACTGAAGCGTTGGGGATCAAAGAGTTTTGAGAACGATAGATACGGAAGAAATATCTGGGGATGTCCTACAGATGCGAATGCTGACTTTGCATGGCTGCAGCACATGGTGGCATCAATGGATAAAAAGCATGGACGCGTTGCCGTCGTGCTTCCGCAGGGCGTTCTCTTTAGGACCGGAAGAGATGGCAAGATGCGTAAAAAGCTCATACAGTCAGATCTTCTGGAAGCAGTAATTACTTTGAAAGGCGGCATTTTTTATGGTGCTGGAGTATCTGCATGCATACTTTTCCTGAAACGTGAAAAGTCCAAGAACCATATCGGTAGGATTTGTATGATTGACGCTAGTGAGATCTATACCCCGCAGAGAGCACAGGATTACATGTCTGAAGAAAACATTGCCGAAGTCTATAAGCTGTATACAGATTACAAAGATGTCATTGAACGCTGCAAGATAGTGACGCTGGATGATATTAAGGAGAAGGGTTATACTCTTTCAACTAATGTATATATAGAGAAAAAACCTGTTCCGATTACACCGCCTTCTGTAGTGCGGGCTAGATATTTTGATGCATATGAGAAAGCCCAGGCTCAGGAGAAGAAGCTGCGTCAGTTATTGAGGGAAGGAGGCTACATCGATGAGTAAGATTGCTCTTGATGAACTGGAAAGATATCTGTGGGATTCAGCAGTATTGCTTAGAACACATATTGATGCTGGAGAATATAAGCAGTACATTTTTCCACTGCTGTTCTTCAAACGTATGTGTGATGTATATGATGAAGAGTGTCAGCAAATCCTTGAAGAATATGATGGTGATGAATCAGCACTGGAGTTTGAAGAAAACCATAAATTCGTTATCCCAAAAGGCTATCACTGGAATGATGTAAGAAACACTCCTGAAAATATAGGTGAGGCCATCGTGAAAGCCTTCCATGAAATAGAAAAGGCAAATGCTGAACAGCTGACTGGTATTTTCGGAGAAGGTGCATGGACAAATAAGAAACGCCTTCCTGACAGTTTATTAAAGGACTTATTAGAGCATTTCAGTACGAAGACATTGTCTCTTGCGAATTGCCCCGAAGATGAACTGGGACGCGGATATGAATATCTGATCAAGCAGTTTGCGGATGACAGCGGACACACTGCGCAGGAGTTCTATACCAACCGGACAGTTGTTCACCTTATGACAGAAATGCTGAAGCCTGAGCCGGAAGAGTCTATCTACGATCCTACGTGTGGCAGCGCTGGGATGCTTATCTCTTCTGTTTCTTATTTGCAGCAGCAAGGACTTGAGTGGAGAAACGTATCCCTTTACGGGCAGGAGATCAATGCTCTTACTGCGGCAATCGCTAGGATGAATCTGTTCCTGCATGGGATTCAGGACTTTCATATTGTAAATGATGACACTCTTGCCAGACCTGCTTTTATAGAGAACGGCAGATTGAAAACTTTTGATATTTGCCTGGCCAATCCTCCATACTCTATTAAGCAGTGGGATAAAAAAGCGTTTGAAAAGGATCCGTACGGACGCAACTTCCTGGGAACACCGCCACAGGGGCGTGCTGACTACGCTTTCTTTCAGCATATCATCAAGAGCCTTAAGGAAGATACCGGTCGATGTGCGATACTTTTCCCGCATGGAGTTTTGTTCCGCAATGAAGAAAAAGACATGCGAGAGAAGTTGGTGCAGGGGGATTATGTAGAATGCGTGATCGGTCTGGCAGCCAATCTCTTTTATAACTCTCCGATGGAGGCATGCATCGTGATCTGTCGGATGACTAAGCCGAAGGACCATGTAGGAAAAATCCTTTTTATCAATGCCGTTAATGAAGTTACGAGAAAGAATGCTCAGAGCTATCTGGAAGATGAGCACATCGCGAAGATTGCAGATGCTTATGAGAATTATAAGGAAGTAGACAATTTCTCCCGGATTGCAACCGTTAGAGAAATCGCGGACAATGATTACTCCCTTAGTATCCCATTATATGTAAAGCCTGAAATGCATGAGGGCGAAGAGGATACCAGATCGTTTGAGAGTATCTACGAATCCTGGGAAGGCAAGACACGCCGTGCCAAGAAGGCATACAGCATATTGAATAAAATGATTCAGGAAGGAGCGACAAAAAATGAGTAGAGTAGTGCTCGGTGACGTCGCCGAAGAATGCAGAGAAAAATATCAGGACAATGGTTCAGGTCCTGCGATTGTAGGGTTGGAGCATCTGACTCCAGGTGATATACGTCTGAAGAACTGGAGTAGGGATACTGACACCACGTTTACGAAGGCTTTTCATAAGGGGCAGGTCTTATTTGGCAGGCGACGTGCTTACCTGAAGAAAGCTGCAGTGGCACCTGTCGATGGGATCTGTTCAGGGGATATTACAGTAATCAGCGCGAAACCAGATAAGATTCTGCCTGAATTACTGCCATTCATAATTCAGAATGATGATTTCTTCGACTTTGCTGTCGAAAAGTCCGCGGGATCACTTTCTCCCCGTGCGAAATGGTCACACCTGAAGGAATATGAGTTTAACTTGCCGGAGATGAATAAACAGAAGGAATTAGCGACACTGTTGTGGAAATTCGTCGATACAAAAGAAGCATATGAAGAGCTGATCCGGCATACTGACGAAATGGTCAAATCTCAATTTACCGGGAATGAGTTAGGAGGTGCTGCGTAATGGCAAGATGCCGATTTGGCGATGTTGTTAAGGAAATAAAGAACAGCATCGATCGAGATAATAATCCGTATGACTATTATATTGCCGGTGGGCATATGGATTCAGAGGATTTGCATATTCATCGGAGAGGTTCATTTAAGACGGACGATGTCGGACCTGCTTTTATTCGAGAGTTCCAAAAGGGGCAGGTCCTTTATGGGTCAAGAAGAACGTATTTGAAAAAGGTGGCTGTCGCAGATTTTGATGGGGTTACAGCAAACACAACATTTGTACTTGAGACAAAAGATGAGAATGTTCTATTACAAAGCTTGTTGCCCTTCGTGATGCTGTCGGATTCATTTACTGAATGGTCTATCGGGAAATCAAAAGGCTCGACGAACCCATATGTACTTTTTTCGGACCTTGCAGATTACGAGTTTGAACTACCACCAATAGAGAAACAACGTACCTTGGCAAAGCTCTTATGGGAAATAGACAGTACAAAGTGCTCATATAAAGACTTGATCGATAAAACAGATGAGGTAGTGAAGTCTCAATTTATCGAGATGTTCGGTGATCCGATCACAAACGATCGAGGCTGGGAATATAAAAAACTACCTGAGGTAACAGAAATTGTTCTCGGAAGTACTCCGAGTACAAAGAATCCGGAGTATTGGGACGGGGAACTTAAATGGATAACACCAGCAGAGCTGACGGACACATCGTTCTATGTATATGATACCGAGAAGCATATCACAGAACGTGGTGCGAAGGATGCAGGATTAAAGATATGCCCCGCTGAAACAGTATTATTTTCCACGCGGGCACCTATTGGGAAAACTGCAATAGCTGGTGTTGACATGTATTGCAATCAGGGTTTCAAGAATTTTGTGTGCGGTCCGATGATCAGACCAGTGTTTCTGTATTACCTTTTAACCTTGAAAAAAGATTATTTTGAAGGTCTTGGTACTGGAACTACATTTAAAGAACTTTCACGGGGAATGTTGGAGAAAGTATCAATTTCGGTGCCACCTGTTGAAGAACAGATGCAGTTTGAGAATTTATATAGACAAAGCGATAAATCAAAATTTGAACTCAATGAGTCGATCAAAGAACTGGACGCGATGTACAAACGGATAATCAAGGACAATCTCGGCTGATTCCTACCGTCATGTAGTTTCCTCCATCTGTGTGAATGGAAGGAGAAAGCAAATGATTGACAAGATTATTCAGGAATTCATGGAAAAGATGCAGGGCCAGCTCTCTGCAGAACAGAACAGGGCCGCTACAGAAGCCTTGAAGGAGCTGCTTCAGAGATACACTATTACAGAGGTGCCGGAGAAAGAAACTGGTGAATTGTTGCCAAGATTCATATCGGCTAAAAGGGTAGAAGGATGTTCGGAGAAGTCGTTGAAATACTATGAGACGACAATCAGGAATATGCTCACAGCTATCGAGAAGCCGGAGCAAGAAATCACAACAGATGATTTGCGAGGTTACTTGGACGATTATCAGCAGAAGAATAATGTCAGTAAGGTTACGCTGGATAACGTGCGCAGAATTCTATCATCCTTCTTCTCCTGGTTGGAAGATGAGGATTACATAGTGAAAAGTCCGGTACGACGGATTCATAAAGTAAAAACGACTAAGACGGTCAAAGAGACATATTCAGATGAATCTCTCGAGCTTATGCGTGACCATTGTGACAATATCCGTGACTTGGCTATGATTGATCTGCTTGCCTCAACAGGGATGCGAGTAGGGGAACTGGTTAAGCTGAATCGCGAAGACATAGATTTTGATAATCGAGAATGTATTGTCTTTGGAAAAGGAAGTAAGGAAAGGAAGGTGTACTTTGATGCACGGACGAAAATTCACCTGCAGAAGTACCTGAAAGAAAGGAATGACGAATGTGAAGCTCTGTTCGTCAGCCTGCTTAAGCCGTATGACAGGCTGCAGATCAGCGGTGTGGAAATTCGACTCAGAAAAATAGGATGCGAACTGAATATTCCAAAGGTGCATCCACATAAGTTCCGTAGGACACTAGCAACGATGGCAATTGACAAGGGAATGCCCATAGAACAGGTGCAGAGCCTGCTTGGACATCAGAGTATTGATACAACGTTGCAGTACGCCATGGTGAATCAGGCTAACGTGAAAAACTCCTGCAGGAAGTTCATCGGTTGATTTTAAATCTCAATTTATCGAGATGTTCGGAAGACCTGGAGAGGACGACAAGGGATGGGGATTAACAACACTTGGTAAATGTTGTGAATTGAATCCACGTAATTCAACTGACGTAGCGGATGATGTGCAAGTTAGCTTCGTTCCTATGCCTGCAGTTTCTGAGCACGGGACTATAGACGTATCAGAGCATAAGTCATACGGTGAAGTGAAAACAGGATTCACACATTTCGAGGAGAACGATGTACTCTTTGCCAAAATAACGCCATGCATGGAAAACGGCAAGGGAGCTGTCGCTACGGGGCTTGAGAATGGCATAGGAGCCGGATCAACAGAGTTTCATGTTCTGAGACCTATTCCGGGAAAGTCGAATCCGTATTGGCTCTATACTTTAACAATGCTTGATGGCTTTCGGGATGAAGCTAAAAAGCGGATGACAGGTACCGGGGGACAGCTGCGTGTTCCTATTGGATTTTTGAATTATTATCCGATTTCAGCACCTCCGATTGATTTACAGAACACCTTTGAATCGATCGTGAAGCAGAGCGATAAATCAAAATTTGCCAGTCAATGTACCGACAAAACTACAAAGGAGATGATGATATGTTTACAGAAGAAGATACTACTGAGCAGATGATCATTACGACACTGCAGAATAATGGTTGGACCTATATTCCGGCGGAGCAGTTGCAGAGGGATTACTCGGACGTCTATGTGGAGTCAATGGTAAAGGAAGCTTTGATTCGCCTTAATCCAGTGATCGCAGAGGATGAGAGCAGAGCGGACGAAGTGATTTTTAAGCTTCGAACTCTTTTCCTTACCACGAATGCACAGAACCTGGTTACGCAGAACGAAACCTTCAAGCAGTTCGTTTTTGAAAAAAATTCGTATCCGTTTGGCAAGGATGGACGTCAGGTGGCAATCGATTTTTTCGGCACAGAGGTCAATGGAAAGCTGGACAAAAACGAGTATGTAGTTACAAATCAGTGGGTGTATCCGAAGAAGGAAGGCGGAAAGCGTCTGGATATCGTTCTACTGATCAATGGATTTCCAGTCATTGTAGGAGAAGTCAAAACGCCTACAAGATCTGCTATTACCTGGTTAGATGGTGCGCAGGATATCAATAACTATGAGAAGAGCATTCCCTCGATGTTCGTGGCGAATATTTTCAATTTTGCAACGGAAGGAAAATATTATCGTTACGGATCTGTATGTATGCCGGCAGCTAAATGGGGACCTTGGCATACTACAGAGGATAAGTCGGACGGAAGTCTCGCTGCTGTTCAGAACAGTATTGCGGGCATGATCGTACCAGAGAAGGTATTAGATTTATTTCAGTTTTTTACTTTATTTGCGACGGACAGTAAGTATAGAAAGTTCAAGGTAATCGCGCGCTATCAGCAGTATGAAGGTGCGAATATGATCGTTGAACGTGTCATCAATGGCTATCCGAAAAAGGGACTGATCTGGCATTTTCAGGGTTCTGGAAAGTCATATCTGATGGAATTTGCAGCGGTAAAACTGCGTATGCTGCCAGAACTGAAGAATCCAACCGTAATAATAGTAGATGATCGTCTTGACCTTGAATCACAGATTACAGCGCAGTTCCATTCCTCGGATGTGGCAAATCTTGAGTCAGCGTCTACGATAGATCAGCTGATGAGCATGCTCAGACAGGATATCCGGAAGATTATCATTACAACGATATTCCGCTTCCAGGATGTAGAAGAAGAACTGAGCCCACGCGATAATATTATTGTGCTCGTAGATGAGTGTCATAGGACCCAGGAAGGAGATTTAGGCAGGAAGATGAGAACAGCGCTTCCGAATGCATTCTTCTTTGGGCTCACAGGAACACCAATTAATCGCATCGATAAGAATACATTCGTGACATTTGGTGCTACAGAAGACCGGAGTGGATATATGAGTAAATATTCATTCTCGGACTCTATCCGTGACCATGCGACACTGCCGTTGGAATTCGAGCCAGTCCCTATTGACATGCATGTAGATAAGGAGACGATGGATCGTGAGTTCGATGTGCTGACCGATGATCTGAATGAAGACGAGAAAGCAGAGCTTTCGAAGCATGTCAATATGAAGGCTATTATGTATAATCCGAAGAGAATTCATAAGGTTTGTGCACATATAGCGAAGCACTTCATGACCAAAATCCATCCGAATGGATACAAGGCACAGGTAGTTGTACTTGACCGGCCCTGCTGTATCAAGTATAAGGCGGAGTTAGATAAGCTTTTAGGGCCGGACAGATCAACGATCGTGATGGATACAAACGATGATAAGGCTGATGAATATAAAGCATATGCCAGATCACGTGATGAAGAGGCCAAGATTCTCGACAGATTCCGTGATCCGGATGATCCGTTGGAGATTATCATCGTATGTAATAAGCTTCTTACTGGTTTCGATGCTCCTATTCTGCAGTGCATGTACCTGGATAAGCCAATGAAGGATCATACGCTTTTGCAGGCAATCTGTCGAACAAACCGTACGTATGATGATGGCAAGACCTTTGGTCTTATTGTAGACTACATTGGAATCTTTGATAATGTTGCGAAAGCATTAGATTTTGATGAAGCCAGCATGAAAAAGGTCATCACAAATATCGATGAGATAAGAAAACAGATTCCAGCACTGCTGCGGAAATGTTTGAGCTATTTCATGGGCGTGGATCGTACTGTTGATGGTTGGGAAGGCTTGATGGCAGCACAGGAATGTCTTCCAACGAATGACGAAAAGGATAAATTCGGAGCAGATTATATTGTCTTAAATCGTGCGTGGAATGCTTTATCACCGGATCCATCATTGAACCCGCTTCAGACAGATTACGTGTGGCTCACAAAGGTCTATGAGTCAGTGAAACCGACAAATGGCAGCGGCGGATTAATTTGGGCAGCACTCGGACCGAAGACGCTCGATATTGTAGATAATAATCTGGATATTGGAGACGTGCATGAGGATGAGGAAATCCTTTCTCTTGATGCGGATTTGATAGATGAGTTTATTGAAAAATATAAGGGCGCAAAGAATGCAGCGAAGAAAGTGGAGATTGACTTGGTAGCAAAGATCCGTAAACATACGGATAATCCGAAATATATGAAGCTTGGAGATAAACTGGAACAGCTGAGAGAGAAGCATGAACAGGGATTAATAAACAGCATTGAATTCTTAAAGATGCTTCTTGAGCTGGCAAAAGAAGCCGCTGAGGCAGAGAAGGAAGTAGTACCGGAAGAGGAAGTCGATAAGGGTAAGGCAGCACTGACAGAGCTCTTCAATGGGGTAAAGAACAATAAAACACCGATTATTGTTGAACGTATCGTCACGGACATCGATGACATCGTAAAAATTGTTCGGTTTGATGGCTGGCAGAATACTAAAACTGGGAGACAGGAAGTAAAGAAGGCTCTTCGCAGCGTTGTCTGGATGAAGTATAAGATTAAAGATAAAGAAGTGTTTGATAAAGCATATAGCTATATCGAACAGTATTATTGATCTCGATTCAGGCAGTATATTAATTATGCTGCCTGAAAATATTAGTTGTGCAGCAGGAGAATCATTAATGGCAAAGTACCAGGACTTGAAAACATTTCTTCAAGTAAATTTTGGGGAGTTACTGAAGAGCGGAATTGAGAAATATGTTAATAGATCTTATGATGGCATCGGTTTTCATGGAATCAATGTACTCTCTTTGTCATCCTATGAAGTTGACAACCTGGAGGTCAAGGCATTGACATGCCATGATGATATTGGACCCAGAATAAAGATGGATGTCGGAGTCGCGGTAGATATCATCGAACTTGGCATAGGTACGACACGCTATGAGAGCTTTAGAAAAAGAAGATGGTTTACTGTATATCTGAGAGGGAATCTGAGTAATGGATTAACGGATGTGGAAGCTTATGATGTCGAAGAATATCATAGTGGTAATTTCAAAAAGGATAATGCTCTAGATCAGTATCTTGTTCCGTATATTTATGCAGACAACTTGGAAGCTATCGCTGAGGATTTCACTAATTTCTACTGCGTTGATGCAATCTATGATGGATATAGCCTTCCGATAGAAACTATTATGCGCGAGATGGAGATACAGTTCTATATTGCTGATTTACCGGATAGCTGCTTTGGAAGAATGTATTTTAGAGAAACAAGGGAAGCTGTTTATATCTGGGAGCCAATAACACATACGTATCTGAAGAAGGATATGGACATACAGCCTGGGACCATGCTGATTAGTCGAAAGAAGTATTTTCTGGGGAACGACGGAACAGTTTTACTTACCATTGCACATGAACTTATTCACTGGTATCTTCATCAGAAGTATTTTTGCCTCCTGGCTCTTCTCGACGAGGATTCTAATACTATGTCTTGCGAAGTTGAACCAAGTCACTTTAATGAGAACATGACAATGGCACAGAAAGCACATTGGTTTGCAGAATGGCAGGCTAATGCTCTGGCTATCAGAATTGCTATGCCAAGTTCGCTTGTAGTGACAGCTTTTGAAGAAGCCAAGGCTGCTACTTCTCCATATAAGTATAAGGGTGACCATGTGGAGGAGATTGTGCACCGGATGGCGCAACTCTTTCACGTATCAGATTTTGTTGCTAAGCAGAGGATGAGACAACTGCACCTTGACGTGGTAGACGGCACATATGTTTATGTCAATGGAAAGTGGCACGAACCGTTTTCCTTCTTGGATGGAAGCCTTGATACTCATCAGACGTTTGTTATTAATCAAATGGATTATATGAACCTGTATGAGAAGAATAAGGGCTTTGCTGCGCTTATTGATTCGGGTGCTTTTATATATTTAGGATATGTGGTCTGTATTAATGATCCGAAATACGTGGCCGTTGATCTAACTGGCCCCAATGCAGAATTGAAGTTGACCGCATATGCGAGGGAACATGCAGAAGAATGTTGCATTATATTTGATTGTCAGAGTACATCCTTTTTAAAGGACGAGTATGAATTCTATGGTCAGGCGTATCTCAGCCGAGAAGTAAAAAGTGACTATTACGTCGAGCATGAATACAACAAGGATTTTAATCTGGAGTGCCTGCAGGATGCAGATGATATTCAAAAGGCAGTGGATGCCTATAATGCAGCAATGGATGCGGAGGATGAAGTAGAATTTGATCTGATGAAGAAAAAATGTTTTACTTTTGCTGATACTCTTAACTATCATATGAATCGAAAGCACATTACGATTGAAAATCTGCGTGATAGGTCTGATCTGAGCGACACGACAATCAAGAAGTACCGGTCAGGGGGAGTCCCACAGCCACCGATTGAAAATGTGATGGCTGTGTGCATCGGACTGAATCTTCCCAAGGCATATTGCTTACATCTTTTGAAAGTTGCTGGACGGCAGATTAATAGAAAATCACAACAAGGAAGAGCATACTGGTTTCTCCTTGATTATACTGATGGTACTATAGAACAGTGGAATAGAATTCTGGATGCTTTCAAGCAGCCGCATGTACCAGATAAACGGAATCAGAAAACAAAATAATTTAACGGGTGGGGCAACTTAAAGTTCCCCTCGATAAGACGAGCAATTACAAGGTCTTACGCATTATTTAATGCGTAGGGCCTTATTTTTTTGCCTGAAATTAGCAACATTAGGTTCCTCTAAATCTCAGAGACATTCGAGTATCCTTTTTATAGAAACCAAATATATCTCAACAGTCCGAGATGCGCATGAGGACGATGGGATGCATAGAAATTCCAGGAGTGGCAACCGCCGCTTCAGGAACGGAGATGCCCCACCGTTAGTTTCCTGCGCCCTTTTTCGGACTGCCGGAGCCTGTGGTTCATCTTCGGACCGCAGGCTCTTTCTTTGCATCCCACCGTTCCAACTGAACGGACGGAAAGGATGCAAAGATGACAAAAAGAGAAGAAGACAACGCAGATGGTCAGAACTTAGAACGCAGGAGTCACTTTAACCCTAACAGGGCTTCTTATCTGTCGGCAGACGGCAGGTATTACTGCTACGATGCCTGGGATCCGGAGATTTGCAGGGTCGTCACACATAAGTGTGAGGTTGGAAAGGATCTGTCAGAGGAGCTGACTGTTTTCCTGGATGGATCAGATCACGATATGGATCTGAATGACCGCTATGAAGAAGAGAACAGGGATGTGCTTTTTGATAGAAAGGCCAGTATTTACGAATCCAGTGAGGGTGAAGATGGTGCCGAGGATCCCTGGAACGAGATCGAAGATAAGAGCTCTTCGCTGTACAGAGAAGAGGTGCCGGAGAATCCGGACTCAGATAAAGTACGTCAGGTAATAGACCGTGACTGCACTCCGGCGCAGCAGGACCTTTTCTTTGAGCATTTCGGATCAGGTCGGCAGCTGACTGATATTGCTTCTGAAGAGGAACAGAAGACTGGTAAGCCAGTCAGCAGACAGGCTATGAACAGCCGTAAGAACAAGCTGATCAGGAAGGTCGCGAAGAAAGCATTCGGTGTCGAGCCCATAAAGCGCAATAAGAAAACGCGGTAGCGACGGGGTTTACTTTTCCGGCATGCAGTGGAGGAAGATGAACTTCCTCTGCTGCTATTACATACAGACTGGAGGATTTTATTATGAAAAATCTCAAACACAAAGTGCAGATCAATGTTGCAGACTGCAGCGGAAGAAAAGAGCGCGTAGTCACAAGTACCTCGATGCTCCTTCCGAAGCGCCTGATGAAGATGCTTTTCGGTGAATTCTCAGAAGTACTGGTTCTGACACCGGGCAAAAGTGTGGCAGGTATCGAGATCAGACAGATTGGAAATGGAGGTGCAGGCCATGCAGAAGCAGAATAATCCTTCTCTTCCGATGCCGGTGAAGGTTACGCCGTATGCACACCAGCAGTCTGCTTTTGATTTTGCATGCAGGCTGTTCGGCCTGGTGCCGTCAGATATCAGAAGCAGGGGTGTGGCACTCTTAATGGAAATGGGTTGCGGGAAAACGCTGACAGCGATAGGTATCACAGGAATTCTTTACCAGTTCGGACTGATCAGCCGGGTGCTGGTAGTTCCTCCGCTTTCAATCTTAAGTGTCTGGGAAGAGGAGTTTAGGGATTACGCAGATTTTCCGTATACGCTTACTGTCCTGAAAGGATCGAGCAGTAAGAAGAGAAAACAGCTTGAAGAAGTACAGGGAGACGGTCTGCAGATCGTGGTGGTTAACTATGAATCAGCCAGGATCATCGCGGATGACCTGCTTGGGTATGATGCTGATCTTATCATCGCTGACGAAGCGCACAAGATCAAGGAGAACAGGTCAAAGGTCAGCCGTGCGATGCACATGCTCGGCGACCGTGCATCGTACAAGCTTCTTCTTACAGGAACTCTGATCACAAACAAAGAACTTGATGTCTTTTCTGAATATCGATTTTTAAACAGCAGTATCTTTGGAACAAGCTTCTACTCGTTCCGTAATCGATATTTTGACATGGTGGGTTACGGGAACCATATTCCGAGGTTTCGTAAATGGATGACGGATGATTTTCTGAGGCGTCTTCACAGCATCGCATTTCGTGTTACGAAGGCTGAATGTCTGGATCTTCCGGAAATAACTGAGGAAGTGCGTCCTGTGCAGCTTGAAGCGAAAGCACAGAAAATCTATGACCAGCTTGAGCAGGATTCTGTGGCAGAACTGAAGAACGGTGAGGTTACTGCTATGAATGTGCTGACAAAACTCCTGCGGCTTTCACAGGTGACCGGAGGGCATATCAATGACGACGACACCGGTGAGCACCATATCAGCACAGCGAAGATCGAGGCGCTCTCAGACGTTATTGATTCTGTTCTGGAAGAAAACAGGAAGGTCGTTGTAATGGCGAGATTCGTTCTTGAGCTTGACGATATCGAAGAGATGCTTCGTAAGAAAAAAACAGGATATGCCTGTGTGAGGGGCGGAGTAAAGGATAGGGCTGAAGAGGTGCATCGTTTCCAGACAGATCCGTCATGTCATGTGTTTGTAGGACAGGTTGCTGCGGCCGGGCTTGGAATTACACTGACGGCAGCAAGCACGATGGTGTTCTATTCTCTGGACTATTCGATGTCGAATTTCGATCAGGCGAAGGCACGGATCCACCGCGTAGGTCAGAAGGAAAACTGTCATTACATTTATCTGATCTGTCCGGGGACTGTAGATGGGAAAATTCTTCATTCCTTAAGAAACAAAGTGGATCTGGCCCGTATGCTCGTTGACGACTACAGAAAGGGAAAGAACCCGTTTTCACAGGAATGAAGCGGACAGGGGTTTACATTTCCGGTAGTAGATGAAAGGAGGTGTCAGACACCATGAATGAACGGATATTTGAACTGGCGGATAAACTGAAAGCCGCCAAGGACCGTAAGAAGGAACTGGATGCCGCAGCTAAGGAAAACAATGCATGTATCGCAGAACTGGATGCCGCATTGTCTGATCTTATGGCGGAGCAGGAAGTGGATAAGTTTTCAAGAAATGGAACCACTTTTTATCTGAACAGCAGACTTTATGCTTCTCCTGCTGCCGGAAGAAAGGATGAGCTGATGCAGGCGTTAAAGGATAAGGGATATGGTTCCATTGTGGTGGAAACAGTAAATGCCAATACTCTCGCTTCTTTCGTAAAGGAGCAGAAAGCAATGAACGGTGATGAGATTCCTGAGTGGCTTGATGACGTTATCTCTTCCTATGAAAAGGTAACCGTCGGTGTGCGTAAAGGCTAATCAGTGAAACGGAATGTAATTAACGGAGGATACAGTGATGTCAGAGAAGACAAATAACGAAACAACAGAAATGACCGTTTCAGGCGGATATGGAATTCTTGCCGATTCGGATGTCCTTGCAGAAGCAGCAGAGGATCTTGCAGGCCTGCAGCTTACCTTTGACAGGGTGAAGATCCCGTCAGGAGGGGCGAGTGCATTTGAAATTCCGGGAGATGGAGACGATGAAACAGAGCTGGTAAAGGAGATCAAAGGGATCATCCTTTTCCATCATCCGGCGTATGCATTTTACAGAGACAAGTACCAGGGAGGGAGTAATCCGCCGGACTGCGGATCCTTCGACGGAGTAAAAGGTGTCGGTGACCCGGGCGGAACATGTGCGTGCTGCCCGTATAACAGGTTCGGAAGCGGCGACGGCCAGGCAAAGGCATGCAAGAACCGCAGAATGATTTATATCCTGATGGAAAATGAACTGTTCCCGGTTACACTTTCTCTTCCAACAGGATCGCTGAAGGAGTTCACCAGGTATTTGAAGAGACAGCTTTCCAAAGGAAGAAAACTGTCTCGGATTGTGACACGGATCAGTCTTAAGAAAGCGACAAGCAGAAGCGGGATCCTTTATTCGCAGGCGGTGTTCTCATTCGATCGGATGTTAGACAGAGAGGAAGTGGAGAATGTATCTCCATTGATCGAGCAGGTAAAAGAGTATGCTGCAAATCTTACGGTAGCGTCGCTTACAGAGTATGAGGAGCCTGTTCCGGTGGATCCGGAAACCGGCGAGATAATTGAACCGCTGAAATAACTGAATTTACGGGAGCACCGGAAGGATATTCTTTCCGGCTGCTTCCTGCAGGAGAACAATGCTATGGAAAATAATACGGATTACAGAATGGTAAATACGATTCAGGGAATTCGCTCGTATATTGGTGATGCCAGGGAGGTGGCATATGACTTTGAGACTGCACCGGATGATGTCTACCGTGATGCAGATAAAGCTGCTCTTGATCCGGCAAAGAGTCATATCTGTACAATGAGCATCAGCGTAAAAGAGCGTACTGGAATTATGGTGCCGGTGGCGCACAGAACAGGAAAAAACATAGAAAGCAAGGCATTTTATCGGTTCCTTAAGGAGTTCCTCACGAATACGAGGGTTATAAAGATCGCTCATAACCTGGCGTTTGAATCGATGTTTGCCTATAAGAATGGGATTGTAACACAGTCACCCGTGTATGACACGATCGCAGCGAGCCAGCTTTCGCTGAAATCACCAGTGGAATTTAGGAAACTCTCGGATTCAGGACTGAAACGTCTGGCTCCGGAACTCTGTGGTGAGGCGCTGCCTTCGTTTGAAGAGACGACTGGAGGAAAGCATTTTGATGAGCTTGACCCGTCAGACCCTGAGACGATCCGGTACAGCTGTGCTGATTCGGATTTTGCGCTTCGCCTGATGCATGTGTTCAATAACTGGTTCGATAAGTATCTGCCAAAGCACAGGTGGATCGCGGAGAATATTGAATCTCCGACGTCTGTCTACCTGGGGCTGATGAAATACAACGGAGTCCCTGTTGATCTTGATCTGATGAAGGAAAGGAGAGACGAAGCTGACAGGGAAATGGAGCGTATCCGCTCAGAGATCCGTGAAATCATCGGGGATGTCGACATCGGAAGCAACTGCAGCACGAACGCTTTCAAAAGATACTTGTTTCAGGACTTAGGGCTTCCCGTCATGAAGACTACATCAGGAAGCCGTGCCGCTGCAGATGATCAGTCCATGCAGATGCTTAAGGAATGGTGCGATGGAAACAGGCCGGCGCTTTCTCATCTCTTTGAGCTGGTGCAGGAATACCGTAAGTGGAACAAGATCTCTTCAACATATATCACAGGATATATGAAGCATATCGACGAGGCAACAATGCGGATTCATCCGAATTTCTATGCTTTAAGCACGGACACCGGGAGGTTCAGCTGCAGTTCGCCTAATCTCCAAAATATGCCAAGAAAAGGAAGCGATCCGATAGGCGTGAGAAACTTTGTGCGTGCTCCGGAGGGGCACCTGATCGTTTCCTGTGACTACAGCCAGATTGAGCTCCGTGTGGGTTCTTTCTACTGCCGGGATAAGGTGATGATGGATACCTACCGGAATGGAGGGGATATCCATGCGGCAACCACCTCAGTTATCTTTAACATTCCCTATGCCCAGGCGCATGACAAGCATGCTCCGGATTACAAGGAGCGCAGAACCATCGCAAAGAATGTTAATTTTGGTACGTTTTACGGGTTATTTCCCAAAGGGCTCCAGCGGACGCTGAAGTTTAAGGCCGGGGTTGACAAATCCGTAAGTGAATGTGAGGAGATCATCGAAAACCTGAAAGCCGGGTATCCGGCGCTCACTGTCTGGCAGGAGGAAACCAAGGCAGATGCCAGGAAACGGATGTACTCAGAGACCTGGCTTGGGAGAAGGCGTTACCTTCCCGATATCCGGTCGGATGACTGGGGGAAAAAGTCTTTTGCGGAGCGGTGCAGCATGAACACACCGATCCAGGGCACAGCTGCAGATATTATAAAGCTTGCTATGGGGCGTCTGATCAGAGGAATTCCTGGGCGGCCGTGGCTTAAGCCGGTATTACAGATCCATGATGAGCTGACTTTTATCGTACCGGAGGAGCGGCTCACTGAAGCGGTGGCGTTTATCAAATCCTGCATGGAGCCAAAGCCTTTTCCGGAGTTTGATCTGCCTCTTGTAGCAGAAGCATCCGCAGGTAAAACATTTGGAACACTGGATGAACTGGAGGGATAAGCCTATGTACAGGAACAGTGAAGGATACAGTGATCCTACGGCGGGACTTGCCATGAGCAATGTCATGAAGGAATACAAAAGAAAGCAGAGACAGTGCTATGCAGACAGGAACCGCAAAAAAATATATGTGGCATCAAAATATGCCGGAAATACCAGTGAAAATATAAAGAATGCCATCCGTTACTGCAGGCTGGTGATAGACAGAGGATATATGCCTGTGGCGAGCCATCTGATGTACCCGGAGATTCTAGATGATGATATCCCTGAGGAGCGTGAATTGGGATGCATGTTCGGACTTGCACTTCTTCATATCTGTGACGAAGTATGGGTATTCGGAACAGTATCGCCCGGTATGAAGAGAGAAATCAGAGAAGCACGGCGTATGAAGATTCCAGTGAGATTTTTGAAGGAGGAAGGCGCATGAGCGTAACAGCAGAGGATGTACTGTCGAGTCTTTTCAATCCGTCCGACATAGTATGCTTCCGGGTTTTTGACGATAAAAAGCACGGAGATTTCCCGGGAGCAAAGCTGTCCTGCGAATGCGGAAAGTACAGGACCATTGAAAAAGTGCTTAAGAACCATAACAAGATGGATCGCGGAGTTTTTTTCGTGGTTAATTATGGCGGGCAGGATGACAGCACAATTACGCGCATCAATGCGCAGTTCGTGGAAATGGATAACTGCAGCTTCGAGGAGCAGCAGAAAAAGATCGAGGCATTTCCGCTGCGGCCTTCCATGATCATCAGGACACAGAAATCCTATCATGTGTACTGGTTCATGGATTCTGATGCGAAGGTGGAACGATTCCGCATGATTCAGACGCAGCTTGTAAAGCAGTTCGATGGGGACCCGATGTGCGTAAATGAATCAAGGGTAATGCGTCTTCCTGGATTTATGCACTGCAAGAAGGAAACTCCTGTGGAGGTAACCTGCGTAAGTTTCCATCCGGAAAGAAAGTACAGCCAGGATCAGCTCTCGGATGTTCTGCCAGAGGTGGATCTGAAGCCTGTCGAAAGGAAGAGTGGAAATGAAAAGGGCCTGGAGCGGGTCATGCGTTCGTGTGTGTTTCTTAAGCACTGCCGTGATGATGCAGCCGCGCTGCCGGAGCACGACTGGTACGCAATGATTACAAACCTTGCGCCTTTTAAAGGCGGGACAGAGCTTATCCATAAGCTTTCGGCTCCGTATCCCGGGTATTCCGAAAACGCTACGCAGAAGAAAATTAACCATTTTCTTGAGAGCGGGACGAACCCGATTACCTGCGCTGTGATTTGTGAAAAGGGGTACAGGTGTCTGAAATACGAAAAAGGAGAGTGTCCGGTCAGATCCCCTGCAGCGTGGTGCTATCAGCCGATGAAGGCAGAAGTCTTGTCTGAGATTGTAGAAGAGCTTCCGATTAAGAATAATGCTCTGGAGGATCTGCAGACCGCGAAGGATTTTGTCGAGAAGTATCTGTACAATCAGGATGCTGTGATTGCGGACGTGTTCATCAATGAAGAAATCAGGAACCACTTCAGACTGAAAGCGTCTTTCCTTAAATCGCTGATGCAGATATATAAGCAGGAGAGTAAGGCATATCAGTCCGGTAAGGCTGCTAAGAAAGCGAAAGCGGGAACAGCGGTTCCGGACTGGTACGAGCCGACGGAGAAAGGTCTTAAATTCCTGCCGGGAGTTTTGGCGAAGGACATGTCTGAGGAGCAGAACGTGTTTTATGCCGCAGAGCAGCACTATATCTACCGCGGCGGAGTCTATGAGGAAATGTCAGAAATGGAAGCACAGAGACTCGTGCAGGAAAAGATGCTGGTAAGGGAAACGAAGATGAATCAGATTGCTGATGCAGAAAGGCAGTGGCGGCTTCTGGTTCAGAAGGATATCCGCGAACTGAACCCGAATCCATATATCATCAATGTAAAAAACGGGCTTTACAATGTACTTGAAGATACGCTTTCTCAGCACACACCGGATTACTGTTCCACTGTACAGCTAAATGTTACGTATGACAGGAAAGCGGACTGTCCTCTCTTCAAAGAGTTCTTAAAAGAGTCAATGGACGGTGATATGGATCAGGTGAAGCTTATTCAGGAGATGCTCGGATATTTTCTGATCCCGGTTAATTCAGCGCAGAAATGCTTTGTCATCGTAGGCGCGGCGTCAGCAGGCAAATCGGTGCTGCTCAGGGTCTTAAATGATATCCTGCTCGGCAAAAAAAATGTTTCTAACGTGTCATGGCAGGCCTTAAATGAGCGTTTCAAGACGGCGGAGCTTTTTGGAAAGCTTGCGAATATCTTCGCGGATCTTCCGACAAAGAATATTGATGACAACGGGATCTTCAAGGCGTTAGTTGGCGAGGATTATCTGACCGTGGAGAAAAAGAACAAGAACCCGTTTTCTTTTCAGTGTTTTGCTAGGTTACTCTTTTCCTGCAACAGCATCCCGAAGAATTATGGTGACAGGTCAGAAGGCTTTTACCGAAGACTTATTATTATCCGTTTCAACCATGCTGTGCCACAGGAAAAACGCGATCCGGAGCTTCTGGATAAGTTTCGTATGGAAGCGGACGGCATTTTCTTGTTTGCGCTGGAGGGTCTGAAAAGACTGATGAATAACCGGTACCGTTTTTCCGAGACACAGAAGAACAGAGACGAACTTCAGCAATACAGAGAGGAGTCGGATTCCGTGCTCTCCTTTATCAAGGAACGCTGCGAAATTGACGGATCGTACTCTGCCGGGTCGACGGAACTTTTCAATGCGTACAAGACGTACTGTGAGGAGTGCGGGATGAAGCCATATGCACAGAAGAACTTTGTGCAGCAGGTCACCACGAACTGTCCTGAGGTGGAGAGGGGCATTGATCGTCTTGGAAAAAGACGTGTTTTAAACGGCATCAGACTCTGTGATCTGCCTGGGTGATCTGACACGTTTGACAGGTTTGACACGAGTTTCCTAACTCACCACATATATATGAAAAAATATCCCTTACGTATATAATTTTTCTTTTCCACACGTGATAATGGAAATTTTGGTGTCAAACGTGTCAGAAGCCTTGAAATTACTAGGTTCTTCTGTCAGAGGAAAGGAGCGACGTGTCAGAATGAAGGAATCAGATATTGTAAAAGCGATCATGAGATACTTAAAAACCGTGCCCGGGTGCTTTGCCTGGAAGGAACATGGCGGTATGTATGGAACAGCTGGCATTCCGGATATCATTGCCTGCATCAACGGATTCTTCTATGGGTTCGAAGTAAAAACGGATAAGGGAAAACCGACAAAGCTTCAGGAAGCTGTGATGGGGAAGATCCAGAGAGCCGGTGGAACAGCTGTGGTAGTGCGTTCGGTGGATGAGGTGAGGGAAGTGATAAACGACCCTCTTAGATGATTATCACAGCACTGCTGTACAGAAAGGAGGCAGTGAATGAAATATAAAAACAGCGATACGGATCCATACGAGGCACTGGCAAACGCCATCGTTCTTCAGGCAGTCAAAGACTACCGGAGTACACTTAAGGCCTGCGCCAGAAACCCGTCAAATCGTTCAGCCAAATTCCGAAAAGAACAGCTGAAACGTTTCTTTCTCTCCGAATGGTACAGGATGCTTACTTCAGTTGATGGAGAGATGCTGATCGAAAAACTAAATCAGGAGGTGAAATCATGACACCAAAACAGTACTTAAACCAGGCGAAGCACCTGGATGCGATGATAAACTGTCGTTTAAGAGAGATCGACTACTGGAAGGAGCTCTCCGTATCCATTACTTCAGGACGGTACGATGGCATGCCGCACAGTCCCAACCGGTCTGCTGATGCAGCCTTTGTCAGCTGCATCGAGCGGATCGATGAGGCACAGAAGGATGTGGCAGAGAAGGTAGCAAGACTGATCACGCTGCGTGAGGAGATCAGCAGTCAGATCAGCCTGCTTTCTGACCGTGACGAACAGCTCGTGCTGCGCTTCCGCTATGTCGATGGATGCACTTGGGAAGATATCGCCGGCATCTTGAACGTGTCGGTACGTACCGTTCACCGTATCCACGGATCGGCACTGCAGAACTTTTCCGTGCCGGAATGAAAGTTGGCACACTTTGGCACAGTTTGTCACACTTGCCCTGTGATATAGTTATACTGACGAAAGAGAATAAAGATACAGGCCTCGGAGAAATCCGGGGCTTTTGTTATGTAAGGAAGTGAAAGTCATGCCAAAGAAACCGAAGCGGCCCTGCCGATACCCGGGCTGCAGCGGATTCGCTGAAGAAGGGGAACAGTACTGCAAGGAACACAAGAAACTGATGGAACATCACTACGAACACTTCCGGCGAGGCTACTCAGGAAACAGACGGTACGGATATCACTGGAAGAAGATCCGTGACCGGTACGTAAAGAAACATCCGCTCTGTGAGCTCTGTCAAAAAGAAGGACGCTTTGTTCCGGTTGAAGAGGTGCACCACATCGTTCCGCTCTCTGAAGGCGGGACAAACGATGAGGAGAACCTCATGAGCCTCTGCCGGAGTTGCCATGAGAAGATTCATAAGGAGCGTGGCGATCGGTAGGGGCGGTAAAAATCTCTAAACTGTATACAATCCAAAAACGGCGCGGGGTCACGCGTGCGAAAAAAGCAAATTCAAAAGGGTAATAGGGAAGGCGGTGATTTCGTGCCCACAAAATCAAACAACATTGGCGGCCGCGGCGGAAGACGTCCCGGCGCAGGGCGGAAGAAATCTGCTGTGAAGGAAAAATACGAAAACGGGAACCCAGGAGGAAGGAAGCTTGAGGTGCTTGACATCCCGGACACCCAAGGTGAGGACATGCCTGAGCCGCACGACTTTCTGTCTGCGAAGCAGCATGACGGATCAACCCTGGAAGCGGCAGATATTTACCGCGAAGCCTGGGAGTGGCTGGACAGACTCGGCGTCGCAAAAGCAATATCTCCGCAGCTCTTAGAACGATATGCAATGGCATCAGCCAGGTGGATACAGTGCGAGGAGATGACCACGAGGCTCGGATATCTCAGTAAGCATCCGACGACGGGGAAGCCGATTCCTTCACCGTTTATCAATATTGGAATCAATTACATGAACCAGGCAAACCGCCTGTGGAACGAGATTTTTCAGATCGTTAAGGAAAACTGCTCGGCAGAATACAGTGGGGCCAATCCGCAGGACGATGTAATGGAGCGGCTTCTTCGCGCCAGGAAAGGAATGTAAATGAACACAAAGAAATTAGAACAAGTGCCTATTGATAAGCTGGTGCCCTACGCCAGAAATGCCAGAACACACTCCAAGGAACAGATCGCGCAGCTGCGCTCCTCTTTACGTGAGTTCGGCTTCGTGTCTCCTGCTGTCATCGACAGCGACTACAACATCCTTGTCGGACATGGAAGAATTGCTGCTGCCCGCGAGGAAGGATACAAAACGGTTCCATGTGTGTTTGCAGAAGATCTGACGGATGCACAGAAGCGGGCCTACATCCTTGCAGACAATCAGCTGGCTTTAAATGCCGGCTGGGATGAAGAGATGCTGTCTGTAGAGTTGTCTGACCTGCAGGATAATACCTTTGATCTTTCACTCCTGGGGTTTGATGATAAGGAGCTGGAAAAGCTTCTGAATAGCGATTCTGACAGCGATGTGGAGGACGATGACTTCGACCTGTCTGCAGCGCTGGAGAAAGCTTCGTTCGTTGAAACTGGTGATCTCTGGGTGGTAGGACGCCACCGCTTGATGTGTGGAGATGCAACATCTTCTGAAGATGTCAATACACTTATGGACGGAAAGCGTGCAAACCTCATTCTCACCGATCCACCATATGGGGTGTCTTTCAAGGCCTCCGATGGCTTGACGATCAAGAACGACAGCCTGAAGGGAGAAGAATTCTACAACTTCCTGCTTTCCGCATTTCAGAATATGGCTGACCACTTAGAAAAAGGTGGTGCGGCCTACTGCTTTCATGCAGATACTGAGGGGCTCACCTTCCGTAAGGCATTTGTCGATGCTGGCTTTCATCTAGCCGGTGTGTGTATTTGGGTGAAAAACTCCCTGGTGCTTGGCCGCTCTGATTATCAGTGGCAGCACGAGCCGGTGCTCTATGGCTTCCTGCAAAACGGAAAGCACCCGTGGTATGCCGGAAGATCGGAAACGACGATCTGGAATTTCGATAAGCCAAAGCGAAACAAAGATCATCCGACCAGCAAGCCTTTAGACCTTCTGGGTTATCCGATTCGAAATTCTACACAGGAAAATGCCATCGTGCTCGATACCTTCGGAGGTTCCGGCTCCACCTTAATGGCCTGCGAGCAGCTGAACCGGACCTGCATGACGATGGAGCTGGATCCGAAGTACGCATCGGTCATCCTTCGCCGCTACGTCGAAGACACCGGTGATTCTGAGCACGTGTATGTCGAGCGGTCCGGGAAGAAAATCCCGTATTCTGACCTTGTCAAAGAGGTCGAAACTGTCTGAGAAATTCTCACATAAAGCTTGATATTTCAAGCCATAAGAGTGATATATGTACGTACCAAAAGAACACATTGCAAGGAGGTACGCAACATGAAACTGAACTATAATGCAGCAGGAGAAGAACGAAAATCCCTGGTCACCGAGATCTGCCGGATCACCGGAGACGTATCCGAGTACCAGTATATGCCGACCTGCGCCTACAAGATCGGCGATGTCACGGTGGACAAAACCGGAACCGTATCCTGCGAAGATGAAGAAAAGCTCAGTCACATCGAAGAAGGACTGAAGAAAGTCGCCTTTGTCCCGGCGGGTGATGCCGAAGAGGAAAAGACAGAGGAAGAAAGCTGCGGACTTACCATCGAGGTTCCGCTCGATAAGGTAAGCGTCGGTAACCTTTCAAACATCCTTCAGGCCAAGGGAACGCTGATCCGTCATGCGCTCGGAATCAGTGACCTGGGGTTTGAGATTAAGGAAGACCAGATTGCATTTCCATGGTTTTCTGAAATGCCGGAGGCTGAAGAAGCGAAAGCCTACACAGATTTCATTTCCCTGCTCTGCAAGTTCTCAAAGGAACTGAAACGGGCAAGCAGCAGGCAGATGCCGGTAACCAATGAGAAGTACACATTCCGCTGTTTCCTCCTCCGGCTTGGGTTCATCGGAGCAGACTACAAGAAGGAACGGAAGATCCTGCTAAAGAATCTTTCCGGTAACTCCAGCTGGAAGAACGGCGCACCGGAAACGGAGGTGCAGGCATGAGAATAATCAGTGACAGACAGCTTAATACCTTAAGAAAACAGTACCCGGACGGCACCCGCGTGGAGCTTCTTCAGATGGATGATATTCAGGCTCCTCCTCTTGGGACGATGGGAACTGTCTACGGGATCGATGACACCGGATCTCTTCTGGTCCGCTGGGACAACGGAAGCGGGCTTTCCGTGATCTTCGGTGAAGATGTTGTCAGAAAGATTGGTGACTAATATGGATCAGAAAGTAAGAAAGCAGATCCTCTCCATCCGGGGCACTGGCCTTACGAATATGTTTGATATCCAGATGGTTCAGCGGATTGCTTTTGACAGCGGGTACTATGAACTGGTGACGTTCCTGGAAGATTTCCGGGAAGAATATATACAGTTCATTCTTCATGGAGACGGTGAAAACGCTTGAAAAATACACTTTTTCTGCGACAAATGACTTGCTATTACATCCGTTTAGAGTGATATATACACTAACAAAAGATACACACCAAACGAACGGAGGCAAACCATGAAGAACATTTTTGAAGAAACTTACAGCAGCATTCAGAAAGCAAAAGAAGCCTACAAGGCAGCAGCCACGGAGGAAGCAAAGGAAACGATCAGAAACCAGGCGGAAGACGCAGAAGATCGGATCATGGAAATGGGAAGAGCTTACCGGAAGATCTACCGCGAGTACGAAAAATCCATGGACAACGAAAACGAGTACCTCGACTTCTCCGATGTGATCTGGGACGATGAGGTCGAGCCGCTGATCAAGACCATGAAGGAAAACGGAATCGAGCACTTCACCTACTCCTGCCGGGCAACGGACGCGGTTGAAACCATCTGGCTTTTCAAGCAGGCAGGCTGCATGATCGAAGGCATGATTGAGATCAACGCCAGAAAGAACTTCCTTACCGGCTATGACAAGGCCCACACCTTCCTGATGAGCATTCGTTAAGCCAGGGAGAAGGCGCCCCGCGAGGGGCTTTTCTCGTACAGAAAGTCTATGGATAAATACTTGTAATTCTGCAGGAAATTCCTTGCTATATGCGCCTTTTAGAGCGAATATACACATACCAAAAGAGAAGCGCACGAAGCAAGGAGGATAAAACCATGTGGGAAAAAGGAACACTTTTGATCGAAGGAACAACCGTAAAATACTGCATCAAGCATTACACAGAGCCTTCTGAAGACTACGGAATTGACGGAGGAAGAATCAGCAAGATGCAGCTTAAGGTAAACGGAGAAACGACACTCAATTATGACCGCGGCTGGGACATCGAGCCGGAGGATGAAGCAAGCCAGCTGGCCTACGGAATCCTGATTCACGAATACAACTAGGAAACAAAAGAGAACGGAGCTTACGGCCCTGTTTCTCGTAGAAATAGAACTTATGCAGATCGCCTTTGGCGGTCTTTTATTTTTGCCGCAAAGGAAGTGAATGACCATTGGCAATGCGAAAATTAAAACGCTACAAAGTGACACGCTTCATGGAAGAGACATCCCACTATGACAAGTCTCTCGCGGATTATGCGGTGCTCTTTATCGAGCAGCTCTGCCACACCAAAGGAACCTGGGCCGGAAAGCCATTTGAACTGATCGACTGGCAGGAACAGATCGTCCGGGACCTGTTCGGTGTGATCAAGGAAAACGGTTACCGGCAGTTCAACACCGCCTACGTGGAGATCCCGAAGAAACAGGGAAAATCGGAGCTTGCTGCTGCCATTGCGCTACTTCTTACCTGCGGAGACGGCGAGGAGCGCGCTGAAGTTTATGGATGCGCTGCGGACCGGAACCAGGCCAAGATCGTCTTTGATGTGGCGGTTGATATGGTTCGCTTCTGTCCTGCTCTGTCTAAGCGCGTAAAGATCCTCGGATCGCAGAAGCGGCTTGAGTACCTGCCGACGCACAGCTTTTATCAGGTGCTTTCCGCCGATGTGGCAAACAAACATGGCTTCAATACCCACGGGGTCATCTTCGATGAGCTGCACACGCAGCCAAACCGCAAGCTCTTTGATGTCATGACAAAAGGAAGCGGTGACGCGAGGATGCAGCCCTTGTTTTTCCTGATCACGACCGCAGGGACCGACACAAATTCCATCTGCTATGAGCAGCACGAGAAGGCCCTAGACATCATGAGCGGAAGAAAGCATGATCCGACCTTTTATCCGGTGATCTACGGGGCAGATGAATCCGAAGATTGGACCGATCCCAAAGTCTGGAAAAAAGCGAATCCGTCTCTTGGCATCACCGTAGGAATTGATAAGGTTGAGGCAGCCTGTGAGTCTGCAAAACAAAATCCCGGAGAAGAAAACGCCTTTCGGCAGCTTCGGCTGAACCAGTGGGTGAAGCAGTCGGTACGCTGGATGCCGATGGATAAATGGGATGCCTGCGCATTTCCCATTGACGAAGATGATCTGGAAGGACGCGTTTGCTACGGAGGTCTCGACCTTTCGTCTACAACGGATATCACCGCCTTTGTCCTGGTCTTTCCACCAAGGGATGAAGATGACAAGTACGTGGTTCTTCCGTATTTCTGGGTGCCGGAAGAGACACTTGACCTTCGTGTCCGGCGCGACCATGTGCCGTACGATTTCTGGGAAAAGCAGGGCGTCCTCCAGACCACCGAGGGGAACGTGATCCACTACGGATACATTGAGAAGTTCATTGAAAGTCTTGGCGAGCGGTTCAATATCCGCGAGATTGCCTTCGACCGCTGGGGAGCGGTTCAGATGGTGCAGAACTTAGAAGGAATGGGCTTTACCGTGGTTCCGTTCGGCCAGGGTTTTAAGGACATGAGCCCTCCGACCAAGGAGCTGATGAAGCTCGTGCTGGAAAAACGGATCGCCCACGGCGGCCACCCGGTGCTTCGCTGGATGATGGATAACATCTTCATCCGACGAGATCCTGCAGGAAACATCAAGGCGGACAAAGAAAAATCCACTGAAAAGATCGACGGGGCGATTGCGACGATCATGGCCTTGGACCGGGCAATCCGAGGAGGAAACGACAACGGTGAATCGGTCTATGACAACAGAGGAATTCTGTTTATCTAAGGAAAGGACATATGAATGAGCATCTTATCAGGACTTTTTAAATCAAGGGACAAGCCGAAGGATCTGACGGCAGGAAGTTCCTACCGCTTCTTCTTCGGTGGAACGACCGCCGGAAAACATGTAACAGAACGCTCCGCCATGCAGATCACAGCCGTCTATTCCTGCGTGAGGATCCTTTCGGAGGCGATCGCAAGTCTTCCGCTTCACCTGTATCAGTACACGGATACCGGAAGCAAGGAAAAAGCAATTGACCACCCGCTGTATCCAATCATCCATGATGAACCGAACCCGGAGCTTACCTCTTTCGCATTCCGGGAAGCGCTGATGATGCACCTTCTCCTGTGGGGAAATGCCTATGCCCAGATCATTAGGAACGGAAAAGGGGAGGTAGTCGCCCTTTATCCATTGATGCCTAACCGCATGACGGTAGACAGAGATGAAAACGGAAGGCTCTACTACGAGTACCAGACCTCAGATGATGAAGCACATACGATGAAGGGGTCTCTTGTTCGGCTTTCTCCAAAAGATGTGCTGCATATCCCGGGTTTAGGGTTTGATGGCCTCGTCGGATACTCTCCGATTGCGATGGCAAAGAACTCCATCGGCATGACCATGGCCGCGGAAGAATACGGCGCGAAGTTCTTTGCGAACGGTGCGACGCCAGGAGGTATTCTGGAGCATCCCGGAGTCGTGAAAGACCCCGAGCGCGTCCGGGACAGCTGGAACTCTGCTTTCGGAGGCTCCGCCAATTCCAATAAGGTAGCGGTTCTAGAAGAAGGCATGCACTATACGCCGATCTCCATTTCTCCGGAGCAGGCACAGTTCCTCGAGACAAGAAAGTTTCAGATTGATGAGATCGCAAGGATCTTCCGGATTCCACCTCATATGATCGGAGACCTTGAGAAAAGCTCGTTTAACAACATCGAGCAGCAGTCCCTGGAGTTTGTAAAGTATACGCTTGATCCCTGGGTCTGCCGCTGGGAGCAGTCCATGCGAAAGGCGCTTCTTTCTGATGAGGAAAAGAGGCGTTACTTTTTTAAGTTCAACGTGGACGGGCTCCTTCGGGGTGACTACGAAAGCCGCATGAACGGCTACGCCACTGCAAGACAGAACGGCTGGATGAGTGCGAACGACATCCGGGAGCTTGAGAACCTGAACCGAATCCCTGAGGAAGACGGCGGTGATCTGTATCTGATCAACGGAAATATGACAAAACTAAAAGATGCCGGTATCTTCGCAGGGAATGCGCAAGCAGAAGGAGCAAAGGAAGCAGAAGAAAATGAGAAACAGGAGCAGTCATCCGATTTTGATGACCAGCTTCATGGAAGGAGGAAGAGCTCTGTATGAACAGACAGTTCTGGAAATGGGTGAAAAATATGGAACCGGATCCCTTCGGGTCAGACCGCACGCTCTACTTAAGCGGTGAAATCTCCGATGAGACCTGGTACGGCGATGAAGTCACACCCAAGATGTTTAAGGATGAGCTGGAAAGCGGCAAGGGAAACATCACGCTTTGGATCAACTCTCCCGGAGGAGATGTCTTTGCGGCTGCCCAGATCTACAACATGCTGATGGATTACCCATATGACGTTACGGTAAAGATCGATGTTCTGGCAGCATCCGCGGCTTCGGTCATTGCGATGGCAGGAACCAGGGTCTGCATGAGCCCGGTAGCCATGCTGATGATCCACAATCCAATGACGATCGCCATCGGAGACAGCGAGGAAATGCAGAAAGCTATCGACATGCTTTCTGAAGTCAAGGAGTCCATCATGAACGCCTACGAGATCAAGTCCGGACTGTCCCGGAACAAAATCTCAAAGCTTATGGATGCCGAAACCTGGATGAACGCAAAGGAAGCAAAGAAACTGGGATTTGCGGATGACATACTCTTTTCAGGCGATGCGGAAAAGGAGCTGGATGCTGGCGATGAAGACAGCGGTCTTGAAATGCTTTTTTCAAGAAAGGCCGTCACGGATTCGCTTTTATCCAGGCTGATTCCTAAGAAACCAGAAAAGACAAAGGAAC